CACTCAAAGACTTGCAGTTTGCAGTTCCATTTACAAAAAAAAAGATAAAAAGGAGAAATATACAATGAGTGATATTGAAAAAATGGGCGATGCAATAAAGTCATTAACAGATATTATATCTTCAAAAGCAAAAGTAGGAGATGGCTCAACAGCAAAACCTAATAAGCCAGAGTCAGAGGCATTCATAGATACCAATGCTATGGAAGAAGATGATATGGAAAAAGAAGCAAGAAGCGAAGATATGTTTGATAACATAGCAGATGCTAGAGCAAAAGCAAAAGAGATTGGTTGTGTAGGTACACATAGTATGGATAAAAATGGTAAAACAATTTATATGCCTTGTAATACACACTCAGCTTATGAAGAAGCAATTAGCAAAACTTATGGTTATAATGATGATGAAGAAGATAAATACCATAAACCAAAAAAGAAAAAACCAAGAAAGAGTGTTTGTGTTTGTGAGGTAGATGGTAATTGTCAGTGCGATACAGAATTAAAACATTTAACATTTGAAACAGAAATTAAATCAGATGCCAAAGGTGTATTTACAGGTTATGGTTCTATATTTGGTAATGAAGATCAAGGTAATGATATTATGCAAAAAGGTGCATTTACAAAATCATTAGAACAAAGACCACCATCTAAAGTAAAAATGTTATATCAACACAAAACAGATGAACCTATTGGAATATTTACAGATATGTATGAAGATTCAAAAGGATTATTTGTTAAAGGACAACTAGCAATGGGCACACAGAAAGGTCGTGAAGCATACGAACTTTTAAAAATGGGTGCGTTAGATGGTATGTCAATAGGATTTAAAGCAGATCCGGATAAACAAGGGTACAACGAAAATAAAAGAGGAGTGAGAACTCTAAAAGAAGTTGACCTTATGGAAATTTCTTTAGTGACTTTCCCAATGAATGAAAGTGCATTAATAGAAACAGTTAAAGGAAATGCTAAAAGTATTCGAGAGTGGGAAAAAATCTTGCGTGATGTAGGAGGACTTTCTCGGACAGAGTCAAAGATTGGTGCAAAAGCATTATCAGAGGCTTTAAACCAGCGAGATGCTGAAGATAAACAAACATTAGCTGACTTAATTCTCAAAGTCGCTGATAAACTTAAACAATAATAGAGGAAACAATTATGGATAATAATGAAGTAAAATCTGCAATTGAAACTCTTGGTAAAACTTTTGAATCTTTCAAAAAAACAAATGATGAAAGATTAAAGCAAGTTGAAGCAAAAGGTACTGCTGACCCAATCACTGAAGATAAATTATCAAAAATCGAAAAAGATTTAGATAAATTTGCTGATTTGGAAAAAGGTATCAAAGCTAATGCTGATGCTCAAAAACAAAGCCAAGAAGCAATGGCTAGATTAGAAACTATTATATCAAGACCTGATTTTGGCAAAGGTTCTCCAGTAGAATCTAAAGCACAAAAAGTTTTTGATCAATGGTTAAGAAAAGGTAAAGATTCTCTTGGTCCAGAAGAAATTAAAGTTCTTACTGTGGCTAACGATAATACTGCTGGTTATCTTGCTCCACCTGAATATGTGAGAGAAATAATCAAAGGTATCGTAGAGATATCTCCTGTGAGATCACTTGCAAGAGTGAGATCAACTACAAACAGAAGCATTCAAGTTCCAAAAAGAACTGGCGAGTTTGCGGCTCAATGGGTTGCAGAACAAGGTGCTAGAACAGAAACTACTGGGTATGCTGTTGGGTTAGAAGAAATTCCTGCTCACGAGTATTACGCAATGGTTGATATTTCTGAGCAAGAACTTGAAGACAGTGTTTTCAATTTAGAAGCTGAAATGAACGCAGAGTTCGTAGAACAGTTTGCTAAAGCTGAAGGGACTGCTTTTGTAAGTGGTAATGGAGTTGGCAAACCTCAAGGACTACTTGAAAACGCAAATGTAAATAATGTTGCGAAAGGTGGTGGTGCTTTAGATGCTGATTCTTTAATCGGTGCGGCACACAATGTTAAAGCTGAATACACAAGAAATGGTACATTCTTAATGAATAGATCAACTGTTTCTGCTGTAAGAAAGCTAAAAGATGGTGCTAATCAGTATGTATTCCAACCTGGATTATACCAGATGGGAGTAGGCTCTAACATTTTGGGACACCCAATCGTTGAAGCAACTGATATGCCAGATGTTGGTGGTGGTGCTAAACCAGTTCTATTCGGTGACTTTAGAAGAGGTTATATGATAGTTGATAGAATTAATTTATCAATTATGAGAGATCCTTTCACACAAGCATCAAGTGGAAATGTTAGATACCTTGCAAGAAGAAGAGTTGGTGGTCAAGTAATATTGCCAGAAGCTCTTACAACAATCACAACTTAATAATAGGGAGGATATAGAAAATGTTTGATTTAAAAAGTAATATTAAATTAGAAACTTCGTTGGCTCCTATTTCAAAAACTGCCGATGTAAACGGAACTGGTATTGACCTTAAAGGTTTTAGTTCTGCGGCATTAATTGTTAATTGTGGAACAGCTGAGGATACATTCAGTTCAACTGTTAAAACAAATCTTCAAATAGAGCATTCTGACGATGATACAACTTACACTGATGTCACTTCTAATACAGATGTGACTGGTGGAACTGTTGATTCTTCAGGAACTTTTATGACGATAGATGCAGATGGAGAAATGGGTAAAACTTATGGCATTGGATATGTTGGAGGCAAAAGATATATCAGAGTAGTTATTGATATTGTTGGAACGCACTCTAATGGTTCAATCTATGGGGCAGTAGTTGCTAAAGGAACACCTAGAAGTGGTCCAGTGACTTCTGACGCAAACGCATAATCTTAAATAGATTAATTCTGTGGGCGATCCTGCCGAGAGGTATTTCGCCCATAGATACAAAATTTTAAAAGGAGGATAACATTATGAAGATTAAAATGAATCAAAGTGTTAAAGCAAGTGCTAATGCAGAGGGTTCTGTGACAATGATATATGAAGCAGGTCAAGAATATGATATGACTAATAAAATGAATATTGCTACTATATTATTAAATGCAGGACAAGCAGATAAAGCTATTGCTAAAACAGAAAAAAAAGTAATAGAAAAAGTAGAAAAGAAAAGTAAAAATATTGTAAAAAAAATATTTGGTAAGAAAAAGAAATAAGGATTTATAATGAGTGGATTAAAAGTACACACAGCTTGGACTACTTCAGCAGTAGCAACATCAGAACAAAAATCTTTTATGAGAGTTGATTTTAATGATGATGATACTTTGATAGCAGAACTTATAAAAGTTGCACAAAATAATGTTGAAGAATATACAGGCAGAGCAATCACTCAACAAACTTTACAACTTTTTTTAGATAGATTACCATATTACAGAGATGAAAAGTTAAGGGAGGGTGTTTATACTGCACCTGATATAAATTATAGTGCAGATTTTATTGTTCTCCCTAAACCACCAGTGGCTAGTATTACACATGTTAAATATTATGCTAATGATAATACTGCTTCAACTTTTGCGGCAAGTAATTATTTTGCTGATGTAGATTCTACTTCGGCTAGAGTAGTTTTAAAAAATGGTGTATCGTGGCCAACTCTTACTGAACTTAGACAAGGTAATGCTTATGAAGTTCAATATATTGCTGGTTATGGTAATAGTGCTAGTGATGTACCAACACCTATAATTCAAGCTATAAAATTATTGACTACACATTTATACGAGAACAGAGAATTAGTTTCACAAAATAGTGTTAATACGATTCCTTATACAGTCGGTCAATTATTACAACCATATAGAGTTATTAGATTGAATAATATATTAGGAGGATAAATGCCAAGTGTATCTAATATAGGAAAGTTAAGAAATAAAATAACTATACAAAATACAAATTTATCTACTGATAATATGGGTGGTTATACAACAGGAAGATCAACTCATATAACTGCGTTTGCTAAAATGACACCAAAAAGTGGTAAGCAAATTTTTACAGATAAAACAGGAAGACAAGTTGAGAATCCGCATACTTACGAATTTTTAATTAGGTATAGAGATGGCATAACTACAACAATGCGTATCTTGTTTGGTACAAGAACTTTTGATATAATAAAAATAAATGATCAAAATGATTTTAAAAATTATATCACGATTGAAGCTGTTGAAAATGTAGGTACATAATGCAGATTGATATTAGAGTTAAAAATTTAAAACAAGCTATGGCTAAATTAAAAAATCTTGAAAAAGATTTAGAGCCTGACTTTCAAGAAGTTGTAAAAGGTGGTGCACAAAAAATAAGAGAAGAAGCAGTTAAGTCAATACAAACTGGTGCTAAATCAGGGATAGTATATGAAAAATATAATCCTAGAAGAACACATAGAGCATCAGCTCCAGGTCAAGCACCTGCTTCTGATACTGGTAATTTAGTAAGTAAAATAATTGTAGCTTTAAAAGATAAAGATCATACAGAAGTACAAAGTAATGCTCATTATTCAGCTTATTTAGAATATGGTACAAGTAAAATGGAACCAAGACCTTTTTTATTACCAGCTTTTGAAAAAAGTAAAAAACCAATAGTAATGGCAGTGTTTAACAGAGTTAAAAGAAAAGTTGAGGAGTTAGTAAAATGAGTGATTATGCAGTTGCATTACAAACAGCAGTATATAATGCTTTAATAGGTAATGGTGCTTTAACTACAAAACTTGGTGGAAATAATATTTATGATTTTGTTCCAGAGGGAACTGATTTTCCTTATGTAAAAATAGGAGATCAAACAATGATTGACGATGGAACTAAAACAAAACAAGGAAGTGATTTTACCCTAATCATACATACTTTTTCAAGATATAGAGGAAGTAAAGAGATTAAAGAAATTATGTCGTTAGTTTACGATGTATTACATGAATCAAGTCTAACTATTTCTGGAGCGATGAATAATATGAGATTTGAGTTCTCTGACATCATAAAAGAACCTGATGGACTTACAACACATGGAGTGCAAAGATTTAGAACCTTTGTACTAACAAATTAAAATATAACAGGAGGAATATAAAATGGCGGCAGGAAAAGGAAGTAGCTTTTTATTAAAAGAAAATAGTACAGGAACACCAGCAACAGTTGGTGGTCTTAGAAGTACATCTATGACTATTAATGGCGAGATGGTAGATATTACAGATAAAGATTCAAACGCATTCATATCAAGTGGTAATGACAAAGCAAGAACATTATTACAAGGTGGTGGTGTTAGAAGTATGTCTTTATCAGCAAGTGGAGTATTTACAGATTCATCAACAGAAAACCTTGTAAGAGGATTTGCTTTTGATGGAGCAATACAAAACTATGATTTAGTATTTTCAGATGGATCTAAGATATCAGGTGCATTTTTAATAACAAGTTATGAAAGAGCAGGAGAATATAATGGTGAGGAAACTTACTCTTTGACTCTTGAATCTTCAAACACAATAACATATACTAACGCATAATAATATTTGAATTATGGATTATACAGATGGGTTTAAAGTGGTAGAAATAAAATTTCAAGGTCAGTCCTATAATGGTTTTTACAAGGTCACTAGAAAGGGTGTAATAACTGTCGAAACAAGAAAAGATGTTCCTATCAAACCCTATGATCAAATAACAATCGGTGTAGATGAAGTTGTTGTTCAAAAAGTACAAGTTTTTCAAAGCAGGTGTGAACTCACTTGCGAAGCAGTAGCTACAAGTGATATAAAAAAAGCACATAAAACTTTGAAAAAATTAAAGAAAGCTGAACAATCAACAGAAAAGGATACCGATGGCGAATCAGTATAAAGGCGAAATTAAAGGCAATCTGGGAGGACAAGATAGGACTTTCAGATTGACCTTTGATTCTATTGTAAATATAGAAAACAGAACTGGTAAATCAATAATGAATATTACCAATGATCTAGCTTTAACTAAATATTCTATGAAAGATTTAGTTATAGTTTTACACGAAGCACTTATGGGAGCAGGAAGTAAAGTAGTTCAAAGTGCAGTAGGAGATATGGTTATAAAAACTGGTCTTATTAAAGCAGGTGTTTTAACAGGAGAAGTTTTAGGAACTATATTTACAGGAGAAAGTAAAGAAGAAGATTCCCCTTTAGTACAGGGGGAGAACGAGCAGAAAAATACCCAATCCAGCAATACTTAGAAATAGGTCTTGGTGTATTAGGTTTCTCCCCTGATGTATTTTGGGGTTTATCAATTAGAGAATTTATGTCAGCTTTAGAGGGTTATAAACTTTCAAAAGGTAATAGAAAAGCTGAACCAACACAAAGACAAGAATTAGAAGAATTAATGAGGAGATTCCCAGACTAATGGCAAGTAATTTAGCAACAATACGAGTAGAACTTATAGCAAACGCACAAAAGTTTAAATCTAATATAGATCAAGCATCTACTAATTTAAAAAAGTTTGATAAAGTCACTGCTAAAACACAAAAAGGCTCAAAGAAATTAGCTAGTGTATTTCAAAATACTGCTGGTTCTATTGCGGCAGTACAAGGTCCACTTGGTCCAGTTGCTGGTAGAATTAGTTCTATCGGTGCTATGCTGGGTAGAGTTAATCCTTTGGTTTTATTATTTACTGGTGCATTTGTTGCGGCAGGTGTTGCTGTCACTAAATTTGCTAAAGCTGGTGCACAAGCTGAATCACAATTTTTAAAATTAGAAGCATTACTTAAAGCAACTGGTAATGCGGCGAAACAAACTGGTACTGATATTGAAGCTATGGCTAGAGAGATCGGTATTGGTACTTTAGCTAGTGTTCAAGGTGCAAGAGATGCGGCTGGAGTTTTATTAACTTTTAAATCTATATCAGGTTCTACTTTTAAAGAAACTTTAAAATTAACACAAGACCTTGCGGCAGTAGGTTTCGGTAGTATGAAAACTGCGGCACTTCAATTAGGTAAAGCATTAGAAGATCCTGAAACTGGTTTATCTGCTTTGCGTAGAGTTGGTGTATCTTTTACTGAACAACAAAAAGATCAAATTAAAGTTCTTGCTATGACAGGAAAACAATTTGAAGCACAAGCACTTATTATTGAAACTTTGAAAGAACAAGTTGGTGGTGCAGGAGAGGGTGCGGCAGGTGGTTTAGCTGGTGCTTATGATACACTTAAAGAAAATATGCAATTATTTTTTGAACAAAACGCATTTGGTGCTTTAGTTGTATCTAAATTGACTGATGGTTTAAATTTAATGAATGAATCATTAGGTAATCAATTAAGACAAGTTAAAGAATTACCAGATAACGAAAAAGAATTAAATGAAGTTAGAGAACAAACTCTTAAATTAATTCATCAAGAAATAGATGATTTACATAAAATGATTAACAGTAAATGAT